CTGAAACTTGGGAAGGCTCCACCGTCCTTTCTGACAAAGCAGGAAAAGCCGCTTGGCGCGAACAACGAAAAACCATGCTCCGCGATTGGATCAAACCCGGCGCAACGGTTTACACCGTGCTTAAACACGTTTCAAAGTCCGGCATGAGCCGCCGCATCACTCCACTTATCGTCCATCCTGACGGCGAGATTATGAACATTTCCGGCCTTGTTTCTGACGTGCTGGAATGGCGATACAATGACGAGGGGTCCGTTGTCGTAGGCGGATGCGGCATGGATATGGGCTTTCACCTTGTCTATTGCCTGTCCTCTACCCTGTTTCGCGATCAAGGTCACGATTCCGGCTACGCCCTCAAGCATCGCTGGTTGTGACCCCATACACGGCGCATCCTTCGCGGGTGCGTCGTAATGGCTTCACTGCCAGAACAAAAACAACGAACACAAAACCAAACGCATATATGATCCACGCTGAAATGCTCAATAATCCATCCGGCTACGTCGCCGCAAACCATGTAATCGGCCTGTCATTGGACAAGCTGCCAAACGGTCAAGCTCAGGCCTGTGAAGTCCGAAAGGATGAAGCCGGAGAGCTTCGCGTTCCCCTCGGCTCCATGTCCACCGCCGATTTCTACACCCTCGCCGCCCGTCTCCGCGTGGACATCCTCCCCTCTCAATTCGCCACGGCTCAAGAACGCGCTGCCTATCGCCAGCAAATCGCACGCAATGAGGAACGGGCCGCGATGGCTGCGGAGATTCACGAGGCCCGTAAAGATGGAAAGGGGGAGGCTTGAGAAAATGAACCATCCCGACTTTGACCCGCAAGAAGGCATGCGCTGGCGCGATCAAGAACAGGCCAAGCACGGCAGCAACGAGCCGCCGTTTCAGCGTCTGAAAGAGATCGCTCTCGCGCTGCGTCACCTCGAACAGCGCCTTGAATCCATCTCCATGATCGCCGCCGCCCGCGATGCCGCTGCACGACCTCGCGGCGGCCTTTGAGACGCTCTGGCGCATTACTTGCAAGGATCACCCTCAACCCCTCGCCGCTCCCTTTCGCCGGGGAGCGGCTTCTTTCTCCCCATGTTTTCCCGCCCTCGCTCCCTCGCCCGCTTCCTTGTCTCCTACGCCATCGCAAGCCGATCCCACTGCATCACCCTGCCCGGCCAAAGTGCCGCCGCCATCCGCCAGAACTGGAAGCGCCCCGGCTCTCGCCTGCTATCGGTTGTCGAATGCGATACCAACGGCCTGCCGGTCTAAGAGCCGCGAAAAGAGCCGCAAACCTCTTGAACTCCTCGCTGAATTACCGTAAGGTTACTACCTCCATGAAAAACAAAACAACGCTCGCCTATCATTTCACGTCCGAAACCCTTCGCGATGGATCACCTATTCCTAAAAAGGGCGAATGGCTCCTTCACAAAGGCCCAGTTATCCCATGCCAAAGCGGACTGCACGCCAGCCTTCATCCATTCGATGCGCTCAAATACGCTCCCGGAAATTTCCTCCACTTGGTTGAGGTTGGGGGTGAAATCAAAAAACATAACGATGACAAAATCGTTAGTAGTAAGCGCAAAATACTCAAAACAATCGATGCTGAAAAGCTGATGCGAGATTTTGCTAGGTGGAATGCGCTTCAAGTTTTGCATCTCTGGCCCAATCCTCCAGAGGTCGTGGTTCAGTATATCAAGACTGGCGATGAGTCGATTCGGGCTGCGGCATGGGATGCGGCACGGGATGCGGCATGGGCTGCGGCACGGGATGTGGCACGGGATGCGGCACGGGCTGCGGCATGGGCTGCGTCACGGGCTGCGGTATGGGATGCGGCACGGGATGTGGCATTGGCTGCGGCATTGGCTGCGGCACGGGATGCGTTTATCAAAAAATCACGCCGCAAATTTGCATCAATGGTCAATGCAGCATTTGAAAACGCTTAAATTCATGCGCTTCACCCGTTACGGCGAACCATCATCCCGAGAAATCGACGCGCTTAGACAGCCTCCCCACTGCCCCGTTTGTGGCGACGACGTGCCGGAATACGGCGACACCTGCGAAAATTGCGATATGAAACCCTTACTCAAAGCCCAAGAGCCGCAAAAACCTCAAAACCTACGCGCAGGCGACCGCGTTCGTCATCCCCTTCGAGGTGAAGGCGAAGTTCTCCGCGTGGATGGAACTCTGATCCGCGTTTCGTTCGGCGAGACTTGGGGCGTTCTGCCGGAAAACTCAGTCCGCAAAATATGACACTCCGCCCATCCATCCAGATCGACGCGGCAACTCGCTACTGCCTCGACCGCCAGATCACCTTCGACAAGCCTGTGTGCCTCCTCGATTCCTCTCTCATCCGCAAATTGCCGCTTCCCGGCTTTTTCAAACCCCGCAAACGCAAAGTAAAACGCCTCGCTATAACTGAAACCAGACAAGCAAATTGATATGAAAATCGACATTCAACGCCTCCGCAATCTCACCACTGGACGCCTTCACACTAAGATGGATCACATTTATGAAGACCTTGGCCTTATTACTGGCGAATCAGGCCTTATGACTCACATGCTGCCAAGAGCAATGCGCGCATGCGAGCCTTGGCTTCGAGAGCACATCTCAGACCAACGCTTTTGGAACGATCAATACGACATTACGCACACGGGGGAATTCACCATTCCAGAGCCAACAGCAGAAGATCGTAAAGTAATGTTTCAACGCTACTGCGACCAGCCAAATCCACCGCCGAATTTGCGTGCCACGCTGCGCCCGTATCAGCGGCAAGGTTTCGCTTGGTTGAAGTCCATGACGCACATGGGCCTCTACGACGAAGCCGCTGAAGCACTAGACGCTGTTCTCAAAATCCACACCGACCGCCATCCAGACCGTGATCGCATGGCCGTTCAAAACGGCGCAATGAGAGGCCTGATCCTTTCCTGTGCCGCCATGCCATCCTTGTTCCCCAACTTCATCGACAACCTCAAACGTGTATCGCAATGAACCCCGAACTCGAACTCTTCCTCATCGCCTTCATCTCAGGAGCCGCGACCATGCTTCTGATCGTCGTTCCTATCTGGCTTCACTTCGACAAGAAGAGCCGCATTCAGCACCTCATCGACACGGCTGCGTCGTTTGATCGCGGCTACGATCTGGCGCGGAAACAGACCGTTTTTGTTCCTCATTCGACTTGCGCGAAGGAATGAATAGCCGTAAGCTTACTCCGTGCCCGGCACACACCAAGGTTATTAGCGTGACCTGTGACAATTGAACCTCCAGTTGGGAATGCCGGAGAGGTGAATTTCAAAACCATACACCACACCAATAAAAACACCATGCAAGAAGAGCTAGAAATCCTGAAACCCGAACGCATCACCGCCATCGAGCAAGTCACCCGAGCGGAAGTTGATACGCAAATCAGCACCGCAAAGAAGTATCCTCGCACGCTATCCAAGGTTAAGGCTGACATGCTTTCCTTTGCCACTCTGGATCAAGAAACTGCCGAGAACTGCTTCTACACCTTGCCTCGCGGAGGAAAAAGCATCCAAGGTCCGTCTGTTCGTTTGGCTGAAATCGCCGTTTCTTGCTATGGCAACCTTCGTGCCGGTAGCCGCATCATCGACACTGTTTCCACTGGCGACAGTCCGCATGTGGTGATTCAGGCTGTTTGCCATGACCTCGAAAAGAACGTGGCTGTTACGGTTGAAAAACGCCGTCGTATCGTTGGTAAAAAGTCCAAGGGTGGAGCGATTGATGAGGATGACATCAACCTTGCTGCCAATGCAGGCGCAGCTATTGCGTTCCGTGATGCAGTGTTCAAAGTTGTTCCGGGTGCGCTCATCAAACCAATTTTCGAGCAAGCTAAGCAGGTCGCCATCGGTGACGCAAAGACGCTCGCTGAACGTCGCCAACGCGCCGTTGAATCGTTTGGTAAAATGGGCGTTCAAAAAGACAAGATTCTAGCTCTTCTTAACAAGCGTTCTGTTGACGACATCGACCTCGCTGACCTTGAAACGCTTTTCGGTTTGCATACCGCCATCAAGGACGGCCAGACGACTATTGATGAGGCTTTCAGCAAGGAAACGGTTAAAGCTTCCCTCAACCTGCCATCCGCTCAGGAGGAAACCGAGTGATTATCCTCGAAGATAGCATTTACAGGCCGCACCCGGCGCTAAATTACTCGGCAGCCAAGTCGCTTCTGAAGTCGCCCAAGCACTTCCAAGCATCACTCAATCGCAAGTTTGAGCCATCGCGTGAAATGCAGATTGGAACCTACGTCCACGAAATTGTGCTGGAAGGCAAGTCACCATCCTACATTGTTCGTCCTGCTGACATCGACCTCCGCACCAAAGAAGGAAAGGCATGGCGCGACAAAAACGCAGGTCGTGAAATCCTGTCACCAGATGACGATGCCGCTGTCCGCATGGCTGCTGATGCCGTTCGTAAAAGTGCGGATGCTCAGTATCTCCTTGGTCGCTGCCCAAATCGTGAGCATGGCATCGTGCAAACTTTTGGCGGCATTGAAATTAAGGGCAAGCTGGACGCTTACGGGACTGATGAAGCTGGCAAGCCGATCATCGTGGATTTCAAGACCACATCCAATGCCGATCCTGAAGAATGGGGCCGCAAAGCATTTAGCCTGCGCTACCCAATGCAGACTGCATGGTATCAGTCACTTCTAGCTTTGGAACTTGGCCTTGACGAACCTCCAGCCTATTTCTGGCTGTGCGTAGAGACACAAGAGCCTTACGACGTGGTAATCTATCAGCCGCCAGAAGAAGCTCTGGAAATTGGACGCGCTCAGATGAAACACTGCGTTGAACTCTACAAGACCTGCAAAGAAACCGGCAAATGGCCCGGTTACTCTCGCGGTATTATCGAACTCGAAGTCCCAAGCTGGGAGCGCAAACGCTGGATCAAATAATCACCCTCAACACACACATAAAATGGCAACGCCCATCATCCTCAAAATCGACGTTAAGAAAATCAACAAAGAGTGGCTCTTTGCTGGCAACAAGGGAACCTACCTCGATGCAGTGATCTACGAAAATGATCGCGAATCACAGTTCGGCGACACTCACGTCGTTAAGCAAAACCCGCCCAAGGAGGCCCGCGATAAAGGCGAGAAGCCTGTCATCATTGGCAATGGCAAATGGATGCCTCAACGCGGAGGTCAGCAACAAGCTCGTCCAGCGCCACGTCAGCAAGCAGCTCAATCTTCTGGAGACAATCTTGAAGGCGATGAAATCCCCTTCTAGCATTTTACTTTAATCACTCAACAACCGAGGGGCGCGGCTCGACAACGCGCAAAACCTAGCTTACAGTTACCTATATGACCGAAGAACAATTCAACGAGCTACTATTTTGCATCCGATTAGGATTCTCCGGGGTTATTGTAATGCTCTGGCTCATTGGACTCAAAATCAAAAATCAATAACATGACCGCCGAACAAATCGACACCATCAACGCAATCGCCGAAGAGCTTTACGCCAACGCAAAGAATAAAGGCTTCCACGACGACGATTTTGACCTATCTGACATTATTTTGATGTCAAAATGGACCGCCAACCTTCACGGAGAAATCTCAGAGCTTTGGGAATCCGCCCGCAAAGGCCAGCTTCACGCACCCTGCGACAAGGATTGCCCACTTACTCAAGCTGAAGAGGAATTCGCTGACATCTTCATCCGTTGCTGTGATTCCGCCAAAGCCTTCGGAATCGACCTTGGCCGAGCCGTCCACATCAAGGCGCAATACAACGCATCCCGCCCTCACATGCACGGTAAACTTGCTTGAATATGAAACCACCAAACCAAAAGACCTGCACCATCGGCGAAATGCTGGAATGGGCCGCAACAAACAACGGAAAGGTAAAGGCTTCCATTCAAGAGATTATTAATGATGTCCTAGCGGATATTCAGGAACTCAACCTTATCAAGTTTGCCAAATTCCATCAACGAAAGTGGATTAAGGAGGCGATTGACCGAGTTAAATCTCTACCGCATCTCAAACGCCTTCAAATCGTAGATGTTCGCGCTCCTCATATTCATTCCAAAGACAAGTATCGTCTTAAGATTGCATGTGATTACCTTGGATACGATCTGCATCACAACGGTTATCGCTTTTTCACCATGCCAAAAAAGGCAGCAACTTTTACCAAGCCATGCTAATCTCCCTCATCATCGAAGAACTTCAGCGCATCAAAGAAACGCACGGCGACGTTCCCGCTGAAGTAAAAGTCCAGTTCACGGCCTCGCATGTCTGCGGTGGCATCATTGACATAAAATATCGCTCAACTGGCATTGGCAAGCCGTTCGTTCAAATCGTAGCTCAAGAGAAATGAATACCATCCATGCGTCTTGCGATCCCGGCATCAATGGCGGCATAGCCTTCATTCCTGACAACGATCCATCAAAGGCTTGGGCTGTAAAAATGCCTGAGACTTTGACTGACTTGTGGGATGTTTTCTTCAACATCGGCTTTGAGTGCAATAAGATTCACTGCTGTCTCGAAAAGGTGCATTCGTCTCCGCAAATGGGCGTAACTTCAGCCTTCACTTTCGGCCAAGGATTCGGCCATCTCGAAATGGCGTTGACTGCTGCCAAGATTCCATTCACCTACGTCACTCCTCAGAAGTGGCAGAAGGAGCTTGGATGCCTGACTGGTGGGGTAAAGAACGTGAGCAAATCCCGCGCTCAGCAGTTGTTTCCGCATATCAAATGCACGCATAGTATATCTGACGCCTTGCTTATTGCTGAGTATTGCAGGCGAACCATCAAATGACATGCCCAACATCAAAGCCTCGCCAGCCCATCGTCTCGCCCACCGTCTTGCGTCCACGCTGTCAGCAACGAAAGCCGACAAGGAAGAAGTGACGAAGATTCTGATCGACCTGTTGGCGCATCAGATTGCCAGCTACCATCCGATTCACCGCCTGAGTTTGTGGGACGCCGCTGTTGACGAACTGGATGCGATGGTGGAGATTTTCTCAACGATAGTAGACAAACAATATGAACGAAATTGAAATACCGACACCAAGGACAGATGCTGCCTTCAACTCTGGTGAGTTTAATACTCAAGAACGATCTATGCAGTTCGCTTGCCAGCTCGAACGCGAGAATGCCAGCCTCAAAGGCGAACGCGAACGCCTCAACACAGAGCTTTCCAACATTTGTTCCATGGCAGACGCCCACGATGCAGCCGAGGCCTGTGAGGTTATTCGGGCTATGCGTGAGGCGATCAAGCTGGCGCATGCGACGTTGATGGCTGGCACTTGGCCTGCTGGTTGTGGCGTTGATTAAGTTTGTGGCGGGGTGACATTTATGGCTTGCTGGCGCACCGAGATTTTGTCCGCATTGAGATTACCAACAGCGGACCTAGACAGGTCAAGATCATGGCTCATCGAAGGAGGCCGAAGCAGGAGGGTGACTGCATGTGGGACTACCATCCGTCCTTGGATGACCTGATTGCGATGGCGGAGGCCGCGAAGGGGTGACAGCTTTTATCAAAACTCAATTTTTACCATTATGTGTGATTGTGAAATGCCAGAAGTGTTTACTCTTACCAAGAGAAAAGCCAAAAAGCGTCACCGATGCTGCGAATGTCGAGGATGGATCGAGATTGGTGAAAAATACGAATATACTTCGGGTATTTGGGATGGTGAACCGAGCGATTACAAGACCTGTTTGGGTTGCGCTGAATTGCGTGATGAGCTGAGTAAAATTAGCCAATGCTGCATTCCATTAACCGGGCTGCGCGAGGAGCTTATGAACTACTCAGATTACAATGACGACCAAGAAAGCAGGGTTGCGCCTCTTCTTGGAAGATTTGAGGCTATTCGCATCCAACGAGGTGTTACCATTTGCCCGGTTTATCAACAAGAAGAAAGCGGAACTGATTTATGAAAACACAGAAACACTACCCACTTTGGCAGCAATTCGTTGATGGAAAATCCGAATGGATTGGAGGATTGTTGACCGAAGAAGATTCGATGTTCGGTTCCGCATCGACCAAAATCAAAGATATTGATCTGGAGGATTGCGAGGTTGGAACGCCTCATGTCTTTACCAAATTCTCCATTATTGGCGAGAACTTCACATGCTCGTTCAACGTGCAATACGGAGGAGTTTGGCCGATCAACAAGCCTGATTCTATGGGCTTTACCGTTCCGATGGCTGGCTCTCGATTTTACATCACAAAGCCGAAGGATTGACACGCTATTTGTGCGTGGTATAGGCAGCAACGCCGCGTGGAAACGGCAAGCCTAGAAGACATTGAACTCTAAACCTACATCCTCCCCACCCTACAGGGCCGCCGTCTTCCGGTTTCCATCCCTGTTTGTGTGGGGAGGGCCTTTTAGAGACATGCAAATCCTTCAAGATCAGAACGAGTTCAACGTCATATTTGTTCATTCCAAGCTAGATGACGCTAGCCTTACCCCATACGCTTTTCGCGTTTACTGCCACATCGCAAGGCGAGCCAATCGAGCAAGGTCTGCTTGGCCCGGACTTGGAAGCATTGCTAAGATATGCGAAATATCAGAAAGCACGGCTCGTCGCGCCATTCAGGAGCTAGAGGACCTCGATATGTTGATTGTCCAAAGGTGCGCTGGTGGTAATTACACCAATCTCTACACTCTTACTTCAGCCGACCAGTGGAAGGTAAAAAAACAGGACACCCCTGTCTCACAGACACCCCACCCCTGTCCTACAGAAACCACCCCCCTGTCTGTGGGACACCCAAAGGTAATCCAAGAAGGTAATCCATATATTCCCGAATTAAAAAATTCGGGTCACGAACCCCTTGAGTTATTTTCTTTTCCCAAACCAGTCGAGAAGGAAGCAATTCCAGCACCACAGACCAAACGACGCGGCAGACCACCGAATACCAGCAAACCTGCCGATCCTCGCCACAAAGAAGCGATAGATATGTGGACGACCCTCTGGAACCAGCGATTCTCGACCACCTACTCATTCCACCCCAAGGATGCCAAGCACCTCCAGACCTTTTTGGCCGCAAACCCATCCCTAACAGTCTCAAAAATGAGAGAAGCCTTGGAAGGAATCTGGTCACTAGAAGTGCAAAAAGGAGCATTTGCCTCAAATTCCATTCGTATTCTCAACCTTTGCGACCTGTGCCTTCGCTGGAATACCATTATCGGACACCTTGAACAATGAACTACTACAATGAATTTGACCCCAAAACCGCCGCATGGCTCCGACAACTCATCAAAAATGGAGCAATCCCTGATGGACACGTTGATGAGCGAAGCATTACAGATGTCAGCCCTAGTGACCTCAAAGGCTACGTTCAGTGTCATTTCTTCGCTGGAATCGGAGGATGGAGCTACGCCTTGCAACTCGCAGGATGGCCTTCAGACCTACCCGTGTGGACTGGAAGCTGTCCTTGCCAGCCCTTTAGCGTTGCCGGAAAAGGTCGAGGGACCGAAGATGAGCGCCATCTCTGGCCCGTCTTTGCAGAACTCATCCGAGAGTGCAAACCTCCAGCGGTCTTTGGAGAGCAAGTTGCGAGCAAGGCTGGAAGGAATTGGCTCGCAGGAGTATTCGCTGACTTGGAAACAATGGGATATTCAAGGGCAGGAGCCGATTTGTGCGCTGCGGGCGTCGGCGCTCCGCATATCAGACAAAGGCTTTACTGGATGGCCCACTCCAGACACATGCGCTGGCGGAACGGGACCATCTCAAGCCAACAGAAACACGATGAGATTGCAGGATGCGGTAGTGGGATGGACGACCCCAAATGCGAGGGATCACAAGGACTCAGCTTCGCCGGAAGCGTTAATACGAGCGATGGAATCAACGGACGGTTCGGCAAATCTTCCGAGGCAAGTAGCGAAGTATCTAACAGGCTGGTGCTCTCCTACTGTAACGGATGCGAGCAGGGGCATTCTCCCGCCACGTCCGCAGGATACAAAGATTCCACTTTCTCAGCAAGTGGCTGGACTGACTCAAGAATCATCCTTTGCCGAGATCAAAAAACCCGCCGCATACCAACTGAACCCGCATTTTTCCCGCTGGCTAATGGGATTCCCGCCCGAGTGGTGCGGCTGCGCGGCTACGGCAATGCAATCGTTCCCCAAGTCGCGGCGGAGTTCATCAAAGCCTCAGTCGAAGCAATAGAAGAAAATCTATGACAAATCTTACGACCGAAGAACTCCTCGCAACCCTAAACGCCCCTCTCCCCGCCTCCAAGGAAGCCGAGGAAGGCCTCATCTCCTGCCTGTTCTTCAATCCCAACTGGTGCGACGAGGCTCCACCGGCAGAGCAGTTCTACCATCCTAGCCGCAGGACGATCTACTCCTTCATCCTCGACCAGTATTCCCGAGGAAAGCCGGTAGATGCCGCCTCAGTCACCCATCTTCTACGCCAAAACGGGGAACTCGAATCCATTGGAGGACCGGCCTACGTCACCGATCTGGCCTGCATGCCGGTAATTCCGTCTCATTTCTCCTATTTTTCCGAGATTTTGAAGCGCAATTTCCAGTTCAGAACCATGATTCATGCCTGCGCCTCTGGAATACACGCTATAAGGCGATTTAACGAGTCGGAGGACGTTTCCGCTGCCGACATACTCGGAGGGGTCCAAAGGGCTGTAAATGAGGCTATTGTGGAGGACGGAAGCCCCGATGTGGAATTTCGACCCCTTCCCGACATCATCAATGCCGTAGTTGACCAAATGGAGGAGCGGGCAAGGAACCCCGGACGAATTCCCGGCATCTCGACGGGTTTTCTCAAACTTGACGAGTATTCTGGCGGTCTGGAGGACGGAACTTTGACCGTTATTGCCGCTAAACCATCCGAAGGAAAGTCGGCTATCTGCCGCCAAATGGTCGAAAATGCCTGCCTTAACGGCCATCTTTGCGACATTTTCACCGTGGAAATGACGGATGTTCAGGAAGTTACGCGTCTTTTGTGCTCTCAGGCAGGGGTTGATGCTCAAAACATGAAGCTCGGGATGCTTACCCGAGGGGAGCAGATGAGCCTGAGTGCCAAGATGGGGAAGGTCGCTCAATGGAATCTGAGAGTGATTGATTCAGCTAACTTAACCATTGAGAAGATTTGCCGGGCAGTCATCAAACGCTCCAGACAGCGGAAACCGGGCCAGAAATACATCGTAGTCGTGGATTACATCCAGATTTGCTCCACTGCCGAAAATACCGCCAATCGGGAACGGGAGGTGGCTCACATCACGAAGACGGCCAAGCAGTGCGCCAAGGCCACTGGAGCCTGCTTCCTGATGCCTTCACAGCTTAACGACATGAACGAGGCCCGAGAATCCCGCGCCATTGAGCAGGATGCGGACAATTTCTGGATGATCGTGGAACCTGAGAGCAAGGAGGCTCCGAAGAAGGCTTGGCAGAAAAAGGAGGAAAAGGAGTCGAATGACGACCGGGATTTGTTCCTCAAGAAGACCCGCAACGGCCAGCGGAGGAAGCGAGTGCCGCTGAAGTCCAACATGCGTTACTTCCGATTTGAACCGCGAGGAACCGAAGAATCTTGACACCATCAACAAATTAACGTAAGGTTGAATTCGATATGACAATCACCACAAAATACGACATCGGCGAAACGGTTTGGTTCATGGAAGACAACAAAGCCTGTTCGGCAACAATTAAATCATGTGAATTAGATGTGGGTAGTAATAACATCCATACCGTTTACACGGTGACTCATCCAAGTCATAAATGCGTAAAATACGCAGAAGTCCATCTTTTCCCAACCAAAGAAGCCCTACTTGCCAGCCTATGACCACAAAACAAACCGCCGACCAGCTTCGCCTTGCTGCTGAAATCTTTGAGACGGGGCATCCGTTTGAGTATTCCACAAATATAGGGGTTTGGATAAAAGCTCAAAGCGGTCTTTTGGTTCAAAAAGACCCAATCCAATTTATTGTAGCCGGTCATAAAATCCGCCCCATCCTCGCCACACCTCCTTATCCCGCAGAGCTACACAACCCGGACAATCTGACGGCTGAGCAGGTTGGGGTTGGTTGGAGGCTTTTGCTAAAAGGGGAATCAAATGGAGGCCTTCCACCGTCTCATTCTGGATCAAGGAAATGCGAAGGATGGGAAGGATTTTGGAACAAAAAAATGGATAATGGCTCTAATGTAAGATCAACTTACCGCCTTCCTCTCACCACACCTTGGCCCGAACCAGCCAAAGACGAACCCGCGTGGATTCCTTGGGATGGTGGAGAGTGTCCATTGAAAGATGATGAGGTGGAGGAGTGGGAAGTAAAAGTGCCGCTTGGGCCGGAAGATGTTACTCCTTTTACTCGCTTTCGAGTGAAGCTTGAAACAAAAGCCGACAGGTTTACCCTTTGGGTTGTTCCGCTTTCCATCAATCAAGATGGCATTGTCATTGCGGGCAGAACAAATATTCAGGAGCACAGTTGGTTGTCAGTTAATGAGCATTGGGAGCAAAACAACTCACTCGAAACCGGCAAATGGAACCCTGATGCTTGGGAGGCTTGCGAGAAGTAATTTGCAAAACTGTCCTTGACGCCTAATCTGCCGTAAATGGCAGGAAAGACAGCAGACAACCGAGTCATCAAATATGGCCGCGTTTGGCCCAACAAGCCTTGGGGGCCTAAGAACAGGATCATACCCTGTCCTGACTGGTATATCGAGCTTTGTATCCTTCGTGATTACGAGCGGATGAAGTCTCTGCCGGGAAACAAGCTGGTTTCTTGGCAGCAGCATTTTGTGAACTTCACGAAAATCATCTTTGGTGATCCGCGAGGGATTTTCTACTTTGAGTGGAATCCGAATGCGATGCGGATTCTGGATAATTTTTACAGACACAATATACTTGCGATTGCGGGCCATAAGTCATCGGGAAAATGCTTAGCCCCCCACACAAAAGTTCGTATGTTTGACGGCTCATCTAAGCGAGCCGATCAAATCGTTGTTGGCGATCTTTTAGCAGGAGACAGCAACGACGCAAGAACTGTTTTAAGCACTTGCACAGGGCGAAGCAACATGGTTCGCATTGTCCCAAAATCAGGTGAGCCTTGGGAATGTAATGACGATCATGTCCTAACGCTTCAGAGAACGTGTAAGAATGTATCGTCGAACGCAAAGGTTGGGGAAATAATCGACATCCCGGTTAAGGAGTTTCTCAAGAAACCAACGTCTTTTCAAATCCATCATCGACTCTTTGTTCGTGGGATGGACTTTCCAGATCAAGAGGTTGAGATTGATCCTCGCGTTTACGGCATTTGGCTAGGTGACGGTGGATGTAATAAGCCATCCATCACAATTCCAGACGCAGAAAGCGAGGTTCAATCCTATGTGTTCAACTATTTTGAACAGATTGGTTATGTGAGAAATGAGGGTCGATACAGGAACCGTTGCCCATCACCCTCCTTTGGCAAAAAGGGTGACAATCCTTGGCTCAGGCTTGTGCGAGAATCTTCGGGCTGCAAAAACGCTGAAGAAAAAGGGCATAAACGCATACTTAAAAAATATCTTCTCAACAGCCGCCAGAAACGCATGGAGCTTTTGGCTGGCATCATCGACTCTGATGGTCACGCAGCCGGAACTCATTTTAGCATATCGTGCTCAAATCCTACTCTCGCAGAGGATATTTGCTTTTTGGCCCGCTCTCTCGGCTTTAGGGCGACAAAAACATTCAAGCTAGCAAGGTGCAATGGAAAGGAATTCCCATCGGAAAGGATCAACATTCTCGGGGATGTTTGCTCCATTCCAACTCTAAGGAAAAAGTGTCAGCCTAAAAAGCTGCGTCACCATTCTGAATGTATAGGATTCAAAATTGAACAGCTTGGGCAAGGTCAATACAATGGATTCACTTTGGATGGTAATGGTAGGTTCTTGCTTGAGGACTTTACAGTTACTCACAACACTGAATCTCTAGCCCTCATTGGCGCAATGTGGTTCTTCCTCTTCCCAAAGGATACCAAAGTAATCGTCACCTCGACCACCGTTGCAGCAGCCAAAGACAAAGTTTGGGGCAAAATAAAACTCATCTGGATTCACCTCGAAAAGTATTTCGGAACCAACCTGATGCCGGGAAGGCTGATTGATTCCCAAAACCGCATCCGCTACGAGTTCCAAGGCGTCAAATCCGAAACGCGAGGCATCGTTCTCTTGGCCTCCGAAAGCTCCTCCGAGAAAGAGTCTGCCGACAAGCTCCAAGGAACGAAGGCTGAACGCATGATCGTGATGGGTGATGAGTTCGCCACACTGAAGCATTCCCTGCTCAACACGGTCCTAAACAACCTCACGGCCAACAAGCAATGCAAGCTGGCAGGCGCATTCAACCCGAATAGTTACTACGATCCGGGTGGCATCATCTCCCGGCCCAAAGGAGGGTGGTCAACCATCACCGAGGATGACATCGAATGGGAGACGGAAATCGAGCCGTTTGGCCTCAAGGGCTACTGCATCCGCTTCGACGGGGAGAAGTCTCCGAACGTCCTAGCGGGCCATGAACGGTGGAAGGGGCTTCTTACGCTGGAGAAGCTTCGGCAGATCGGCCCCATCGGAACGAAAACCAAAGGCTACTACGAGCAGATTCGCGGCTTCTGGAGTCCTGCTGGCGACCTCGATTCCATCTACACCGAGACAGAAATCGTCAAATATGGCGCTGACAGGCCGGTTACGACTTGGGTTGAGCCTCCCGTGATGGTGGCCGCTCTTGACCCCGGCTTTGTGCATGGTGGCGACCGAGCCGCTCTGGCTATCGGTAAGTCTGGAATTGCTGTGAACGTGGATACGCAGACCAAGCAGAAGGTGTTTGAGCTGACGCACATCTACGTTCTGGACGACGACATCACGAATAAGACCGTCTCCAAGGTGGAATGGGTGGTCAAGCTGACCAAGGAGAAGCTGGCTGAGCATAAGGTGGACATCCGAAACTTTGCGATTGATGCGACGGGTGGCGGCGAGCCCTTCTCCGCCCTCATTGCCCGCGACATTGGCCTTGGGTTTATCAACGTCTGCTTCTCTGGTAGGGCGTCTGACATGCCGGTTTCTCGCAACGACCACCGCAAGGGCAGCGAGCGTTTCTTCAACATGGCCTCCGAGCTTTGGTATGTGGGACGCGAACTGGTCCGCACAGGGCAGCTTCGAGGGCTGAAACCGGACGTGGTTGCCGAGCTTTGCGCCAGAACCTACAAGGAGAAGGCTAATGTCGTCCAGATTGAGTCAAAGAAGGACATGAGGTTGAGGACCAAGAAGTCGCCGGACCTTGGAGATTCCGCCTTGATGTGCCTCTACGTTTCCCGCGTCCGTCACGGCCTTTCCTCCAACGAAAAAGCCGCCATTGTCCTCCGTCCACGTCAAGGGATGAGCGAGTTTGACCTTGGCTTCTTGACGAAGAAGCAGACGCAGAGTATGCTTCCTGACAGCCGACTCATCTCATTCGGAGGTGGATGGGCGCAACAGATATGAACGACATCGACAATCAAATCGCAGAGAAAATCATCAAAGCCGTCCAAGACGCATCTGGATGGCAATGGATTAAGCACGACTTTGGCTCAAACGGATGGATGAGAAAGGGGAAGCTGATGGTGAAGGCTTTTGAGCACATGTCTCCACGCGAAGCTTGGAATTACATTTGTTTCAAGATCAATGACGAAGAGTGGGAAATCCCATACGAGATGAGGGGGAAAATGTGGAGGGCTTGCTATCCGCTTTTTGAAAAGGTTAGGGAACTGGCTGAATATCAAGCCAAGCATCGCTTTTTGAATTCGTTTTGAACCATGAAAATTAGCCTACTTCACGCTACTCGTCGTCCCAACGAAGCCAAAGCCTGTCAAAAGCTGTGGCTCGATAACGCAGACAACTCGGCAAACATTGAGATTATCACCTGCGTTGACCATGATGATGAGGCTGGTAAAGCCGCATTTCTAGACGCGGTAATCTCACAAGGCAACGATGTGGTTTCAGCGTGGAACGAGGCTGCTAAACATGCGACTGGCGACATCCTTATTGGCCTAGACGACGACTGGACTTGCCCTCCAAGTTGGGACCAAATTATCGAGTCCTATATGTGCAATGGTGCTGACATCCTACATGTTGGCGACCTGCATCGTAAGGACGGCTTGATTTGCCACGCGATCATCAGTAAGAAATTCTACGACGCAATGGGGTATCTGTATCACCCTGCGTTCAAATCAGTCTATTGTGACAACTTCTTTACGGAAGTAGCAAAGCGATGGGGCTACGTTGATGCCACACAAGGCGGCAAAGTGGACCTTGGTTGGATTCATAAAAATCCAAGTCAAGGCTATAGCACCGAAGACGAAGTTGCCCGCAAGTCCAACTCCAAAGAACGCTACGAGCATGGCGGCGATGTGTTCAAGAGGCTCCAAAACCAGACCATCCTTGCGTTCACCTGCGCTGACAGGCCGCAATACCTAAAGCCTACACTGGATTCGTGGCTAAACACCGATCTTGATCTTGTCTCAGCGGTTCACTTCTTCATCGAGCCAACGGAGAAGCGAGACGAATGCGTGGCGGCGATTGATGCTTTTGCAGCCAAGTCACCAGTTCCGATCATCAAGCACTTCAACAAGGAGAAACTTGGCGTTCTCCGCAACCCTTGGCATCTTTTTGACCACTGCTTCCGCATCGAAGGGGCGAAGTATGTGATCCTTGGTGAAGATGACTTCTTGGTTTCGCCGGATGTCTTGAATTTCTTCACATCTGCCAAACTCGAATGGATTGAGGACACGATGGCGGTCTGCGCGAAATGGGTCGGGAAAGGTGCTGATAAGAATCCCGCAACTTGGCATCGCACGAACGAGTTTACCGGCAACATCTGGATGACGAGTGCTGATGTGTGGAAAACCTGTCTGCGAGACACTTGGGACTTTGATTATTCGAGTGGAGCATCTGACAACTCACCTAGCGGCTGGGATTGGAATCTACAACTTCGTGTCATGCCGAAGCATAACTTGACCTGCATCGTTCCGACAGCCTCACGCTCGAAACACATTGGCATCACAGGTATTCATTGCACCGAGGAGGTGTTTCAAGACACGGTAGCGTGGAACTTCGTTGAAGCTAAATACACCGGCTTGTATTCGTTCGCGGAAGATCGCCCCGTTGAAGTTCGGAGTGAAGCTGGCCGTCATTACACCACCAGCGGTGATACGGTAGTTGTATCGAGTAGCGGCGATCTAGGGGACTGCGTGGTGAGCTTAGCAACCTTAGTCCACAAAGGTAATCCTACCATCTATCACCTTTGGGACGATGGCCTCACAAAAGGCATTGTCGCCCGAGAGAAGTTCATCCGCCCGTTCCTCGAAAGCCAGCCGATCATCAAGGAAGTTAAAATTGGAAAGCCTGAAAGCTGCGACTGGCGTTCCGAGGATTTCCGCCACAAACGGCTTCACGATGGCGTTTCCAATCTTGCTCTAGTCCATGCTCGCCATGCTCAGATGGTTGGGTTTATCGACACGCTGCCGGACACTTCTTTGGCGTGGCTGACCCTTTCCGACTTCGAGAACCACGGCAGAATCGTGGTGAATCGCAGCCCTCGTTACAACAATGAGAAATTCCCTTGGGGGAAGATTGTTAAACACTACGGAAACCGCATCGTGTTTGTCGGGATTGACGAGGAGTATGCCGCCTTCAGCCAGTTTGGTAGCGTAGAACGTGCCAAAATTGGCAACATGCTGGACCTAGCCAAGCTGATTGCGGGGAGCGCCCTTTTCATCGGAAACCAGTCTGCCGCCATGACGATTGCGGAGGGTCTAAAGCATCCACGCATTCAGGAAAGCTGCCTGAAACTGCCAGACTGCATCTACCCGTCTTCAAACGCTCAGTATGTGGCAAATGGCGACGTTCTCCTTCCAGACATCTCAGGATCGGGAGAGTTGCGAATCAAGCCTGAAATTCCACTTCCAGATGGCACCGAGACGCCTCCGGGTGGTTGGCAGTTTAGAGGGCTTCCGAAGGGTCTGATGCACCCCAACGCTGCTATCTCCATGATGCAGCAACAGATGCCACACCTGCCAAAGCATGAGCTGATTAGCATGCTTATGGAGTTCAACCATGATCGTTGCCCTGAGTTCTACGAAAAATCTCATCTTGACGCCTCTTATTCCAAGTTTAGGCTCGCCACGCAAAACGCCGGACATACATTAAAATGAACCTCGCCCTTCCAGTTACCCAATTTGACGCCGAACGCTTCAAGCTTCGCAACGACCTTCTGATCCAATTCGGAGGCCTTCTCGACCACACCGCCACGATTATTCACGCTCCAAACGTGAAAAAGGTCGCCCAAGAAGAATACGACCGCCTTCGTGACGTGTTCGGCCATGTAGACATCGTTCAGATCACCACGGATTTGAGCCATCCGAACCCGGTTGTGAACCAGAACGTCTGCTTCTACCATACGGTGATGAATCTGGCCCGGTTGAAAAACAACCAGCCTTGGATTTACCTTGAAGCTGACGCGGCTCCTACTCAGAAAGATTGGGCGAACCGCCTTCAGAACGCCTATCGTGCGGCTGGAAAAGCGCATTTTGGCAACTTGGTTCAGCTTCCAATGGTGGTGAATGGCGTCCTCGAAACCGAAACAAGCGAGGAAATGATGATGGGAGTGTCCGTTTACCCGCCTGACATGGTAAATCTGGACAATCCCATCCGCCCTCTGGTGGTTGACCTCGGCAAACAGGTTGGAAACCCCGGTGTTCCTTTTGACATCTACCTTCGCGGTCAGATGCGTCTGAATGGATGGGCAAACACGAACCTCATCGCCGACCAGTGGAATACGCACGAATACACCGCCGTTCAAGGTGGCTTTGAGTGCAAGCCTGTTCCTACAGAGCGTCTTGTGCGCCATCGTGGAGGCTTTGTTTCAAACACCGCTCTGGTCATCCACGGCTGCAAAGACAATAGCTTGTATGAGCTACTGAAGGGTAATAAGCCAGTTGAGGCTAAGCGGCCAGAGCCAGTCAAAACCTCGGAAAAAGTGAGTGAAGTTGTGAAGCCTGTCGCTGAAGAACCCGAACTCACCGCCGAAGAACTCGAAATCAAACAGCAGGTCGAGGAACGCCTTGCCCGTGGTTCTCTTCGTCTGAATGTGTTTGCTGACGAGCTTGGCAAGCCGAAGGATGAAGTCTCCGCTCTTCTCTCCAAAGTTGGTTACGAAGTCCAGAAACCTAGCGGATGGGTCAAAAAGAAAGTCGCAGCATGAAAACATGCATTCTCGTAGAATACAAAAGCCCCGCTGGCTCATACTGGTATCATCCAGACCATCCTCTTTGCCAAGATGGGCAAGTATTGTGGGAATTCCCAGAAGAGGAAGATAACACAGCGGTAGAAATGGCAGCTTTAAACTTTGCCTGCGCCGTGATGAACAAAGAGCCTGATGACAAAGTGAAGACAAAGAGCCTGATGACAAAGTGAAGAGCACAATTCGAGAATTGATGGAGGCGCTTATTGAGTCTGAATTGCTGAAACTACCCCGTAAAAACCCATGAAACTATTTACCTTTGCACGCACCAAGTCGGAATGCTTCGGCCACGGGGATTACCGCGATGTCCAGTCTATCAGCCGATTTGGTGATTCATTTCCTCCCGTCTTTCTGAGCCTTGAAGCGGCTAAAGATTGGCAGGAACGCATCACTAATCCACTAACCAATGAAGACCTTCTTGAGCGTTTCCATTGGGCCGAATGCCAGATTGTCGAGCTAGACCTTCAGCGCGGATCATTCATTACTGAGGTTGAGAAGGCTGCCATCGCGTTTGCCAATGCCTTCACTGCTGAAAACGACGATGCTGCGGAGGTTGAGAAGGCCGTCCATGCTTTGATTGCCGAGCTTGAAAAGGGTGGGTGGAAATCTGCATGAAGCAAAACCTACTAGCTTGGCTGTGGATCAAGTTTCCAGCTCCAGACAGAGTTGGTTGTTCTCCTTATTCACTTTGGTTGATGCTGCCAGCAATGGTTGGGATAGGTGATACCTGTATTATCAATAGCATTCAAGGGTAACTGCACCTTGAGCTTTAGTAGGCATTTGCAGCGGGTGCAGCCTTTCAACTCATGGTCCCTTTTAGTCTCAGGCCATCCTATGCGCTCACCCATCCATTTAAGAAGGCTGTGGCAATTCCAACAAATACCAATGGGCTTGTTGTAGTGGCATGAGGCGCAAATAGCAGCGCGTCTTTCCGCCTCCTCTTTATCCACAAACTTAGCGCCACCAGCAATCCACTTGGTCACGCTGGCACCAAAACGGTAGGCGTCTGAGAGAGTCATGTGTTCCTCGGTTTCGCCCTCTTCCCGGCACTCGATATGCGGGTTTTGCTCGCACATCTCATGGATCACGACTGCCTTCCAGTTCTCAGGAGGCTCGATACCGTTGGCATCCCACGACTTTGCCACCTTCGGGAAGATCGCGAATAGCGACAAATCCTTGTGAACGATGCCCGTCCTTGGGTCGGTGAACACAAATCCCGGCTGTGGCGGCGTCGTTGTTTTGTTTACGATGTCTTTCATCGGACGATCTTCTTCAACGCACGGTCACGCACTTCATCCGCCTTGTCCATCAGGAAGGCTCGGGCGCGTTCTGTTGGCATCTGTTCAAGCCTGCTACCATAGCGTAGAAGCATCTGGCGGTAGCCCTTCCCGGTTTCCAGCGAGTAGGCATCGGCCTCTTCCTGTGTCAGCTTGCGCTTGTTGCGTCCTTTGCCCACCATGCGGTGCTCGGCATTGGCGGGAGTAAGCCAGATTCCACGGCTGTTCAGCTTGCCGAGAGTGCGATATTCAGGGGCGGATTCCAACTCCATGAACTCACGCGAGCCGGGCCACACTTTGCGCTCAATCTGCTTCCCGAGGATGTCGTAGTATTCCTCGCCAGAGTAGCGGCGATAAACCGGGATATGCGAGGCTGTTTGCTCCCACAGCGTTTCATACTTACGCAGCCCCGGATCGGCCATGAAGTCGATGTCCTTGAGGATGCGAGGCACAAAACCTCCACCCCATCCGGCCATCACCTTAGCGAAACGGTCGAGGCGCTTCTCGTTCGGGTCTTTCGAGGACAGGTTGTTGCCGAAAAGGGTCTGGAAGCCACTGAGGGCGGGGATTTCACCGGCAGAAAACACGCCAGATGCGGCTGCGGAGCCTAGACGGCCAATGACAGACTTCTCATTCCATTGCTCAGGCGAGAAGCGAATCAGGTCGGAGAGGCTTCCAATCGCCGCCAAGATAGGCGAGATGGGCCAGTTTTGGTAGTTGTAAACCTTGCCACCAATTCCGATGGTGAATTCCTTCTGTCCCGCCGCGAGCTTCTGCTGCTTGCGATCTGGTGTGAGGTTAGCCCATCCACCGTTGATGAACCAGCCACGCTTCTCGTCATCCGGCTCGTCGGTGATGGCTTTGAGGGCCATTCCGCCAATGATTGCAAAGAGAAGGCCAGCCGTCTGATTACGCAGAATCATGTCGGTGAAGGCTTCTTTGGCCTCAATCTTGGAGTCTTTGACCGTCGCCTCATACATGCGGAACATGCCAATACCCGGAATGAAGCTCAATCCTTGGTTGAACTTGTTTCCAGCGAAGCGGGCAAAGCGAAGGCCAGCCAAGTTCGCGCTGTTGTAGGCTCCAAACTGGAGAAAGTAGGCAAATGCAAGCTGAAGACCTTTGGCTGTCTTGTCAGCCCCATCGGCCTGCTTCCATTCGCGTTCAGCTTCGGCGAGGAACTTGTCAGCACGGTTGGTCGCTCCACCTGTGAGGGACTTGATGGATGAGTAGATGAATCCGCCAAAGCCAGTCGGATCGAGCGTCATTGCGCCTTGTTGACCAAAGAAGTCCGCATTCTCGCTGAATTTGCCGAACTCTTGAAGGTCGGCCATCATCTCAGCCTTGGCGTAGGAATCAACCAATGCCTTGTCGTGCGCTGTGGTGGGCTTAATGCGGTCGAAATCACGCTCAATAACCCTGTCTCGGTAGAGTTGAAGGTTATACTTCTCAGTGGCCTGCTTCAGGCTTTCCGCGTCCAGATTGAGTTGGCGGAACACAATAGGCAGCGCCCCTGCCTTCGTCACTCCGCTGTTGAACGAGTCCAGAGCGGTCAGGAGGCGGCTCACAGAGCGCATCCAGATACCCATCACGCGCTGCATGATCTTGTCGGACTTCGCCATCTTTTCGGCCAGCGAAACGGTCTTGCCGATGCTGTCGTAATTCAGGTCGTTGAGGACCGTGTTCATCGAAGGATCGAGGAATGCCCGGTCGCCAGTAACAAGATACTGCCACGCCAGACGGCCTTCGCGTCCGAAAGCCTTGAGAAACTCAGCCATCGCCTTGAACGAAGCTGCGATTTCAGCCGGTAGTTCCTTGGGATTGGTGAATCCGGCACGGAGAATGCGGAATGCGCCGGTCGTAAGCTCGTAGCCTCCGCTCATCACGGCCATTGCAATAGATGCCGCCGTATTGACGCCGGAAAGCACGGATGACACCCAGTAGTCGGCGAGCAGTTTGGCGATTGGAATCTTCGTGGCTGAACTCAGAGCCTCAAGAAGCTCGTAGGCGGCTTTATTGCGCTTCACCTCGTTGAGTTTGTCGTCCTGAAGGATGTCGAGCAGGCGGTCGATGTTGGCTCGCTCGGCTTCGGTGAACTCGGACTTGATGCCAAACTTGTCAGCGAGGTGCTTCATCAGCCGCTCCTCGTCAAGGATGCCAAGGTTGATGTCCTCGACCAGCTTTTGACGCTGTGAACGGAGGGCATCTGCGCCTTCTTTGGTGAGTCGTCCAGCGGCTTCTTCCTGATTGATGGCATTGTCCACCATGCGGTCCAAGATCGCCTTCCGCTTGGATTCCCATGCTTGGGTGAAAAGGTCTGCCAGCTTGGCTTTTTGAGCGTCATCAAGGTCCGCCAAGGATTCCTCGGAGGAAATGGCGTCAAAGATGCGCTGTCGGTAAATCTCGACGGTGGAGGCTTTTTGGGAGAGGAGCTTGCGCCAAGGGATTTGCTTGGATAATGGAGCCTGCTCACCGGGACGAAGCGCGGAAATCTCACGCAGCATGGTTTGCAGCGCATTTGGCCCTTCAAGGCGGCGGAATGCCTCCATTGCTTTTAGGTCTGCCTTCTCGCGTGCGGCTGTTCTAAAAAGGCGCTCAGACACATCCTGAGACACATTCAACTTGGCTAGGCGCTGGAAGAACTCGAATTTTGAAACCGGGTCTTTAACCTGATCGCGGAAGGCTTTGTTAATCGAGTCTCCACTCTTTGAAGTCTGAAGGTCTTTGGAGCCTTGACGGAATCGCTCTTCGACAGAGTAGATGAGTTGAGATGCTCTTTTATCGGCAATCTCCACCTTTCTTTTCTCCATCTTAGCCTTGGATTCTGCCGAGCGTTTCTCAGCTTTGATTCTGGCGTTATCAATGAACTCATTGATAGCTTTTTCTGCCAAGGCCTTGCCGCTTTGATTCCATCCTTCTTCGGTGAGGTTGTCCTTTTCTGCCGCCTCATTGAACTTAGCCATGATGGATTCACGGAAGAAAGCTGGATTAGAAAGGGCGTCTTGAGGTGTGAGTCCAGCCTCTTTGATGGCTACGTTGATTGCCTTCTTGGCGGCAGCAGGAGCGTAAGCCAAGGTTGGCGTTGGAGGCATGATAGCATCAAGCTCTTCATCTAAGCTGGCCTCATCCACACCCATATCAGCGAGCATAGCGCGGACTTTTTTACGGCCATCTTCCCATGATTTAGCAAACAATGCCGCCTCACTTCCTTGTTGTGCGAAGGTTTTACCAAGGAGCTTACCAAGAGAAGGCTGGTCTGCTTTGATTTGTTCACCTTTGAGGTTGGCGGTCAAAGTTTGACGGATTGCAGCAATCAAATCCTGAATGGCGGTTTTCTGTTTAGGCTTAACCTTGCGTTGTTCAGCAGCCTTGAGAAGGGCGTCCCCAACCTCATTGATAATGCTGTCACGGTCGTTGAAGCCAACGAAGATTCCGTCAATAACATCCGCAGTATTGACCGATGTAACTTCAATCGGCTTACCCTGTTCCGCACGCTTCTTGGCCGTGGCGACCATCTTCTTTCGAGTGGCTTTTTGCTGTTCAGTTCCGCCTTTAAGGAAAGCCTCACTAAGACGGTCGAACTCACTTAGAAGATCACTCTCCATCTTCGCCAGTTCGGCATCGGACATTTGGCTGATGGCATCTCTTTCTTCTTTGGATATGGATGCTTTGGCTGCGTTTGCCGCACGGCCTTTCCTCGCTCTAGCAACAAGTGCCAGCTTGCGAAGAACATCCTTCATGCGCTCCCAAATGCTGCGCCTGACGGAATCCAAGGCGGATTCGCCCTCACGAAGAAGGGTATCATCTTCGGATTCTGCAAACTGTTCAACATCATCCGCCACCTGCTCGTCAGTCTCTTCGGCAATCTTGGCATCAGTCTTTTGCAGGTTGTCGGCAGTCTGCGGCAGGTCGGAGGCAACTCGGGTGGCTGCGAGTTCGCGGTCCTTGCGAAGCTGTTCTTCGGCTTTGTCAAAGATGAACATCCAGCGGTAACGCGGATTCCTTGTGATGTAGCTGCGAATGCCCTGACTGCGTCCTGAGTTGGTTCCCAAATCCTGCCAGTAGCCAGCCAGTTTGCGGTCCAGCTTTTGAAGTTTAACGCGGCGAGCGCCGGGAATCTTGTCGTCACGCGACTGGTTGGACACGCGGTTCTTCACCTCGGCGATGAGCGAAACTAGGGCTGGGATGTCCAGTTTGATGCCAAGACCTTGAAGAAACTCATCGGAAAACAGGGATTCTGCGATGTCCTCAATCGGGGTGCCGTCTTTGGCTAGGTCGTTCACAAGCTCGATGGCAGCTTGCTCGTAGGACTTGCTAGACTTGACGGTGCGGACCTGTGGACTTGCACCCTTCATTGGAACGCCACCAAAGAATGCGTTTAGCGAGTTGCTGTTAATCGCCTCGATTTTCTTCTTATACTCGTCAACAGCCTCACCTCCCGTCTCAACCCGCGAGGCCACCGCACGCTTTGGCATAATGACAGCGAATCCTGCGCGACGGCCTTCGGGAGTGAATACGTCGAAGGTATTACCAGATAGAATTTCCAGATTAGCCTCGGCATTCTTAATCCTTTCCGAAAGCATCTCGCCAAAAACACCATCTCTGGCAGAGGAGTATCCATCAACAAGCCATTGCAGAACAGTTTCCTGCCATTGGCGCAATACATTGGCTATCTTTCGGAATGCCGTTTCAGTTATCTGGCCTGTCTTTTTGAGTTGAATCAACGACCTGATAAGCTCCGGCAGGACAAAAGAATTTTGAGCGGCTAAATCCAACAGCTCGTTTAGTCCTAGTTTGGCAATGTCTGCATTATTATCGTAAAGAGACAATGATGATGCTAAAATCTTTCTGAGGGATTCCGCCTCAGAATCGCTCATGGAATCAGCTTGTTGAATCAATGAAAAAGCTAGATTGCTTTGCTCATTCAGAACAAACTGGTCGAAAGGAATTTGCTTGCCCGATTTCAACCACTGGTTTCTTAGTCCAATCAGGTCGGACAAGTGGATAAGCTCTTCAATAGCTGCGTCTTTTGTGTATTGAGATGCAGCTTGCGGAGCCATCTTTTGCAAACCGTCGAAACTATCTTGTGATAGGGAGTATCCAATGACAATGCCGCCATCTGGCAAAGCACGGGCTTGTAGAGTCGCATTGCCATCAATTCGGATGTCGTTTTGTCTGGCAAAGCTGGAATCAGGCCGAATGAACCTTGTGATGAATTTTTTAGAGACGCTGTTAATCTCACCAATAGAGGGAGATTTTGAGGAGGATTTGCGAATAAGTTCATTGAACGGATTGTCTTTCTCAAGATTTTGAGTTGATGCTAATGGCTCACCACTAATTTGAGTAGCACCATCCTGCAACACCGCCCCATTGTCCTCGTAAAGGTCTTGGAGGATGTTGCCGAAGTCGCTCTCGGTCATGTCTGGCGCAATCTCCTTGGCCTTGGCGTAAAGCTCGTCCAAAGGCATTGCCACGCCAATTTCGGTGTCGGACTGTTCGTAGGCACGACGGATGGCATCGCGCATTTCGATGATTCGGTCGTCGTAAACGGTATCGCGGGCAAGCTGTGCGCCTGCGCTGACTGCGGCTTGGTAGTCGGAGGCGTATTCTACGCGGGAGAATCGGATGTCTGGAGACTCAGGATTGAACCGTTGCGAGAGCGGGATGACCTTGCCGGATTCGTCGCGGGTTACGGGGTCGGCGGATTTGATCTGGTTGGGGGAGAACAGGACGGACTCTATACCGGGAACCTCAATGGCATCGTAGCCTTGGTCTTTGAGGGTTTTGATATTGGGCAGTTTATGCCTAGCTTCGATGTCCTTAACCACTATTGGGTTGCGCATCTGAACGAAGAGGTTCAAGACCCCGCCGTCAATGTGGTAGTCAGCCGGTGTGACATCTGCGCGTGTGAGAGGTTCGCGAGTAAATTTCCGCCATCCAGCTTCGGTTGGAAACGATTTCCCGCCGAACACCTCGGCAAAAACTTCGTTAGAAGTGGTGAATATTCTGCCCGGTTCGTTTGACTCCGACAGCACTGTAGGAGGATACGTCCCTGTCGGCGCTCTATCCTGCTGCCTTGCTTTGGTGTAGCCATGATACCGGCGATGCTCATAGCCCGCAGCCTTCGCCGCTGCGTCCACCATCGCCTGCGCCGTCTCCATGTCGCCAGCTTGAACGGCGGCGAGGTATTCGGCATCTTGCTCAGGCGTCACGCCTTGGAAGCGGTCGGAAAGGCTCAACTTCACCTCGCCACCATCCTTTGTCGTAAAGCTAGGAACAGCAGTCCGGCGCATGGCATTCCGCAGCAGGCGAACCACGTCCTTCATGTCTTGAAGCGTAGGATCACCTTTGCGTCCGGTCAGGCGACGCCAGACGCGCTTCAGGAACTCCACGATGTCATCCCAAATGCCGCCAGTTGGGATTTTCTCAAGGCGTTCAAAGTCCTTCAGGAAAAGCTCTTCTAGGGCTTCATTTCGGCTTTCAAGATTCGTCCGCCAGTCGGCATACTCGGTGTAAACGCGAACAAGGTTATCGACTTGCTCATCGGTGTATTTACGACGCAGGTAGCCAAGGAGCTCGCGTTTCTCGCTGGCGGTAAACAATGCCACGCCACGATGCCCGTTTTCGTGAGCGATGACACGACGGGCTGCGGCTTGCTGTGGAGAAATACCAAGGTTCTTCCCGATGCGACGGTCCAAATCGGAAACGCCAATCTTGTCCGCAAAGATAAGGGTCTGTCCGCGTTCAAACAAGCCTTCGATATTCGATTCGGATTGCAGTCGTGAGTAGGAGGAAGGGAAAAGGCGTTGATTACCTTTGTCAGCCAAGAACTCCTCTGGCGATGCGTAAACACGGGTCAGGAAAGCGTTCGGAATCTCACCTGAATTGTTGAGTGTTCGGCGGGCAAACTCGGCATCAGCCTTGGAGACAGTTCCTTGGACGATGTTCGTTTTTTCCTTGTCGATGATGGAATTGAGAGACTGGCGAAGGCGCTCGTCTAGCTTGCGTTGACGTTCCAAGGCGGCTTCTTCCTCCTTGAAGATTTGATCGACTGGGGGGAGGGCTTCTCGTTTTTCTTGGCGGGCTTGCCTGTCCAACACTGCGTAGCCTCTGTCAGAGGGGTTTCCTGTGACATCTGCCCACGCTTTGAACTCCACGCTGGTACCTCCGCGTTTGACGGCTTTACGCACTTCAGGAGTTACTAGCTTTTCAGGGATAAAGAAAATCCCGTCACCGCGATTCTCAGCACCTTTACGCTTGCTCAGTCTCAGTGCAGCCTGTTCTTCAGGGGTCAGTTTAGCCTTCGCAGGTTTCGTCTTTTCCGGCGTCCCGACAGTCCCTTTCTCGGCGACGGCTGGGGGGAGGGCTTCTTGTGACGACTGGAAGACGTAGAGATCACCTTGGCGGACGTAGCCAGCGGGGAGGGTGATGCCGTAGGCGTCCACGGCGGCTTTGGAGACTGGTTCCTTCGACTTAACTCCCCCACGAATGACTGCGGCGTGAATCGGGTGAACTCCGGCGTCTAAGTCTCGGATAGTTTGCCCCGAATCAAACCCTGCCTTATGCATGGCGCGATTCCTTTCGTGCCATGCCATCGCTTTACCGACTCCTTCATCGGTGTTGCCTTCGTATAGAACGTCCTCTTGTCCTTTGGGGCCAAATCGCGTCTTATCTGCGGTACGGTATTCCTCTGGCGTCATCTGCTCAGGCTTCGACGTGTCCCGCTGTCCGCTGGAAATGGTGCCTGCCCCTTGCGTCGAGGCGACTGGGGGCGTGGGCTTGGCTTTCTGCTGTGATTTATACTCTTCCAATAGTTCTGCGCCCGACTGCCTAACTGGGGGTTTGTATGCAGCCTCTTTAGCTTCCATCTCCGCTACAGTGTCCGACTGCCTGCGTGCATTGCGCTCCGATTCAGCCGCAAACCTTTCAGCTATTTCTTTCGGGCTAATGTATTCAGGCTCCTTTGGTGCAGGCGTCATCTGTTCGACCGAGCCGCTCGGACGGTAAACGTACAGTTCGCCATCCTGGACGTAGCCTTCGGGGAGAGTGATGCCGTAGGCGTCCACGGCGGCTTTGGAGACAGGATTGCGCGGAGCAGACATTCCGTACTTCGCGAAGTCCTTATTCGAGTCCCCATCCAGGCCAGAAGCTATTTTTATTGCGTCAACATGGGACTGGCGCAACTGCTCCCGAATCCGCTTCTCATAGGCTTCGCGACCTTCCTTTTTCAGGGCTTTCAGACTCTTCCCAGTGTTGTCTCTCTCGGCTCTTGCGAGTGCGATGTCGTAGCTGAAGTCAGCGAGATATTCATCAGGGCTTTGCTGCTCCTTTGGCTTAAACTCCGGCTTCGACGTGTCACGCTGTCCGCTTGACTTTCCTGTTTCGGGAGTTTGGGTGGTGGGGGTGGTTGGACCTCGGCTAGCTACAGCATCGTCCATGCGCTTCTGCCAAGCTGCACCTTCAGGTGTGTCGAGAAACT